TCCAATGCCCTGTGCGGGCCTTCTAGTCGTGTTGGTAGGGTAGCTTAGGTTAATCGGTGTTCGTTGCGTGTGCGGCTCCCTGCACTGCCTGCACCTCACAATCTGCGCAATGGCCCTTCTGCTCTATCAGATCCTCTTCGTGCCAGCTTGTAACGGTGGCCTGGCAGGCTGGGCAGGACGCTTTGACTTTCTCTTGCCTTGGCGCGTACATGGTGATTTCCTTTTTGTGGTTTGGTTGCTTCGGTGAGTTAACAATAACACAGGTGGGAGAGGGTGCAAGGGTTTCCGAAAAAAATACTCTATTGCATAGCGTTTGATAGTAAAATGAGAAAACTTTCTTATATTATCTGTAACTCTTTGTTTTATTATTATATATATATTAGGTAGTTAGATAGTTAGATAGTAGTTAAGACGCCCACAAAAAAAGACACCACTTGGTGTCCTTAGGGGATTTCGCTTTCTAACTATTTGATCGGTAAGTTGCTGATTATTTTAATATTATTGGATAGTAGGTGCTAACTATTCAACGCTAAATGATACTATCCAATGAATATAAGATGCTGATCTGCTTAGTGTTTCTATGTTATACGCCATTACTCTTTGCTCGTCAACACTCTCTCTGATATAGTCTGTTATCACATTTTAACGACAAATCAGGAGAGTATAATAATGATGACGCTTGAGAAAATCCGCACACAGCTTCAAGACCTGCGACCGGCAAGGGTTGCAGAAGCAACCGGCCTGCACTTCAACACCATAAGAGAGATTAGAGACAACCCGGAAGCAAACCCAACCCACCGCGCAATGAAGGCGCTTTCTGACTACCTGGAGGCCCGCCAGTGATCTACAGGGAATTTTTAGACGCCAACATTCCTGTTTTTTGCCCTTTGGCCAATAGTGGCCGGAAAGTGCGGGTGTGGAGACCCTGAATGTAGCGTTCCGGGTAAACATCCGCTTGCTTCAAACTGGCAGTTTTCCCCAGTGTGGTCAGATGAGCAGCTAGAGACCATGGAAGAGATGGATCAATTCTCTACAGGGTACGGGGTTTTGACCGATGGGCTGCTGGTGGTTGACGTTGATGAAAGAAACGGGGGAGCCGAATCATACGCCCCGCTTACTGGAAGCTGTACCAAGCATTGCGGGTGCAGGGCTGATCGTAAGAACAGGAAGCGGCGGCGAGTCAAAACACCTTTATTTTTTCAGTAGACGAGCCTACGGCAATGGTTCAAAGCCTTTCAGGCTATAAGGGCATAGACTTTAAATCCACGGGCTACGTGGTTGGCCCAGGGTCTCTACACGCATCTGGAGGCCGGTATATAACGCTAGAAGGCACACCGTTCGATATTGAGCCTGCCCCGGCTGCCTTAATGGATCTTCTTAAAAAACCAGAGCGCCACCGAGCATCCATGAATGGCGTAAGCGTTGACGTTTCTGATGAAGACCTAAAGAGCATGCTAGAGGCAATTCCGAACGACGAGGGTACAGACTACGAAAAGTACATCCGCGTCGGCATGGGCACGCACATAGTTACAGGAGGGGAAGGGTACTCGCTGTGGGTAGATTGGGCGGCAAAAGGGCCGAAGTATGACCCCAAAGACATGGGTAAGAAGTGGCACAGCTTCGGAAAGTCTGCCAACCCCGTCACGTTTGGTACGTTGGCACACTACGCAGAAGAAGCCGGATGGGTTGCGCCGGTAGACTTTAGCAGCGAGCTACATTTTGATGCGCCGGAAATATGCGGCATTGAAACGAAAGGTATTGATCTTTTAAGGCCGCCGGGTTTTGTGGGCAAATTAACAAAGTGGATAAACGACCGTAACCGGCACCCAAGAGAACATCTGGCAGTAGCTGCCGCGCTCGCCTCTATCTCGTCTGTGGCCGGCATGCGCTACGTTGACCCGCTTGATGGCATCACTCTAACCTGTTTTGTTTGGCGTGTCTGGATCTGCAACCGGCAAGAGTCTGTTCTTAAAAGCTACCAGGAGATACTCAAGGCTGCAGGCGTGGTTGCCGCTGCCCACGGTGCGTTCAAGTCTGAGCAGGAGATATACCGCAACCTGACAAGACACACCGGCGCACTCTATACGATTGACGAACTTGGAGAGACGCTTGGCAAGATAGCAAACGCCAGGGGCAAAGGGTACAGCGGCATACCTTGAAGGGATTATTGGAACGCTTATGTCTCTTTACTCGAAAGCAAATAGCTTTGCCATGATAACGGGCGACCTCAAAGAAGAGATCCGCCAGTCATTAACAAAGGAGCTTGCCGGCGTTCAGAAAAGAGTAGACGGAAATGAGCCTTTTGACGGCGATGAAATGAAACTTGAGTCACTGAAAAGGCAAGTCGGAAACATAGATAAAGGTATTGAAAAGCCCTACCTGTGCATATTTGGGCTGACCACACCGGAACGGTTTAGTGACCTTATGGATTTCGACATGGCCACAAACGGCTTTATGGGGCGTTCTTTAATATTTAGGGAACGTGAAGATAACCCAAAAAGCAAGCCACGTAACAGGATACAAAAAGACCCTATACCAAACGACATAGCGGCCACCCTGATGCAGCTTTACGCCCCAGGGCGTTCTGAGCTATTTGACAGGGTAGAGTGCATTGGCGACCAGGTAAGTGTCCCAACAAGGGACGACGCAAGAGAAAAGCTTGATGAAATAGAACACGCTTTTTATGAAATGGCAGAGACTGCAAAAAATAAACAGGGCTAACGGCTATCCCCAAGGCGCGGTTATGAGCAGGTGGCCAAGGTGTCCATGATACTGGCTATACCTGGCGGGCTTCGCACTGTTGAGCATGTCATGTGGGCTTATGCACTTGTTAAACGCGATGTTGACGAAAAGATGAAACTGGCCTACTCAAACAGCGCAACGGACAAGCAGGACGCGCTTGCAAGTATGGTAATGAGCCACGTCACCGATGACCATGGAGAGACGGATGGAAGGCTTAGAAACAAGTGCCGCAGTTACAGAAAAGAGGACGTTGATACCGTAGTTGAAAAGCTAGTGAAAGGCGGATATTTGCGAGAAGAGGAAACCACTTTCGGAAAAGGAAGGAAAAACAAAAAAATACTTTAGACTGTTAGTGTTTGACATCGTGCCGTTTTTAGATTGTATAGTGTTTGTGAGCTGCAACCTGTAGCAGCCAATTAAACCCAATGAGGAAGATCATTATGAGCAGCATCCTTTCACTGGCTAAAAAAGCCAGAAAACCGCGCCATTATTTGTACCATCACTGGTGACGCCGGTATCGGTAAAACTCGATTAGCTGGCACATTCCCAAGCCCTGTATTTATTCGCTCAGAGGATGGTATGCAATCCATACCCGAAGCTGACCGGCCTGAAGCGTTCCCTATTGTTCAAGACCCAAAAGCCTTATGGGATCAGCTAACCTCGCTTATTAATGAAGATCACCAGTGGAAGACTGTTGTGATTGATTCCATTACAGCGCTCGAACGCATGTTTATACAACACGTTGTTGACAGCGACCCTAAGAAGCCGCGCAGCATCAACCAGGCTCTAGGAGGGTATGGTGCCGGGTTGTCTGCGGTTGCCGCTATGCACCAGCGTGTAAGGAAAGCAGCGGGCATGTTAAGCGCCAAGGGTATCCACGTTGTATTTATCGCCCACGCCGATACCGTCACCATAGAACTTCCAGATCAAGATCCGTACACCCGTTATGACCTGCGCCTTGGTAAACGAAGCACTGCGCCTTATGTTGATGATGTTGACTTGGTTGGCTACTTGAAGCTTGAGACATTTACCACAGGCGACGGAGAGCGCAAGAAGGCTATTTCTGACGGCACAAGGGTTCTGATTACCTACACGACTGCGGCCAACATATCCAAAAACCGATACGGCATAACGGACGAACTGGCAGTGCCAGAAGGCACAAACCCATTGATTGAATTTGTACCAACACTGAAAGGAGAAGTGAAATGAGCTTTTTTAACTTTGATGAAAAGATCGACGGAAGCTTTGAATCAGGCGGCGGAAACTTCGAGCCAATCCCTGCAAAAACTCAAGTCTTGGCAGCGCCTGACGAGGCCAAATGGGACGAGTACGAAGGCGACAAGTTCATCAGCTTGCGCTGGTCTATTATCGCACCGAAAGAGTACAAGGGCCGGAAGCTGTTTCATAAGGTTCGCGTATTTGATAACGATACACGCAAGGCAGAAAAGGCCAAGCGCATGTTAGCGGCGATCGATGCGAACGCAGGCGGCAAGCTGATGAAGTCGAACGAAGAGCCGACTGATAAGAGCCTGACAATGTCGCTTGTTAATAAGCCCATGGTTCTTATGTTGCAGGTTTGGGAAATGACCGGCAGCGATGGCCAGCCGCGATCTGGCAACTGGGTTAGCGCAGTAAGCCCACGCAAGGGTAGCGAGCCGGTTGAAGATGTAGCGGTAGAGCCTGAGCCGGTTGCGGAAGATGACAGCTTCGAGGATGACGTTCCTTTTTAGATCATCAGGGCGCTTCGTGCGCCCAATTTTTTAACCCAATGAGGTTTTTGTTATGGAAGATCAAAGAACGCAGGCTTGGTTTAACAAGCGAAAAAGGGCGGGTAACGGGGTTCCAATGTGGGCGCGATACTTGGTATGAACCAGTACAAAACAGCCAACGACGTAATGCGGGAAATGGTACGCACCTGGCATAGCGCAGAACGAGAGTTTCAGGGAAACTCAGCCACGGAGTGGGGCACGTTTAACGAAGCCGGCGCGATAGCAGAATACCAGATGGAAACAGGAAACGAGGTCACAGAAACAGGTTTCCATATTCACCCTGAGCATGAATGGCTTGGCGCAAGCCCTGACGGATTGGTGAGCGACAGCGGGTTGATAGAGATAAAAGCACCATACGGGCAAGGAACAAGAATCGCCAGCGTTCAAGACACTGGAAGAGCAAGACATTACGCCGCCAGGTTCACATCCAACTCTACTGCACAGGCCGAAGTGGTGCGACTTTTACCAGTGGGCACCGAATGGAACAACAT